CCTTCAAGGATATTACCCCTTGCAAAGTTACGAGCAGGAGCAGAATAACCAGCGGCTTTCAGAAGATCACCCTTCTTGAACTTTTTGTCGTTGTCAGTGTTGACAACAAAACCCCAAACACTACCACCTTCACTGAAGACCTTGATGTACTTAGAACCCGCCTTGTAAGCAATGTTCTCGTTGAACCGAGCGATCATATCCTTATTGGTATCACTAAGGATGCCCCGCCCTGCGGCCGCAGCACAACCTGTAGTCCAGTTGAAGTAGTCTGCTTTGATATTCTCAATTAGGGCAGTCATTTCGTTATTCATAATCATTTCTTTCTCTTTGTTAACTCTCATTGTATACATAGTATAACATACCAATTAGGGTTTGTCAACAAGAATCTTAGCTTATTTCAAACTAATTTCAATGATTGCACAGATAATACCAACGGTTGTTCCACCAAGTGCTACATAAAAATAATTCATAATCATTAACCTCTCTTGTTTCTCACTATACTTAATAGTACCATATGGAATGAGGTTTGTCAAGCAAATAATGCACTATTTCCAAGAAAAATTAACGTCATCTAACCAACGCCATTCATTACTTTTTATTGATTTTATAGGGGGAAATTGAGGTGGTTGTGACATTTTTATCACACCTGGCGGCAAATCTAGAACTTCCCAGAGGTCACCATGTTCACGAATACGGTTCTTGCCGTGATTAGTAATGCCTGTGAGTGTGATAACCATAACGCCGTCCTTTTCTCAGTGTATACCTTAGTATACACTATAGAATAACATTTGTCAAGCACTATTTTAATTTATTTTAACTTGCTGCGTCACCTGACTGTGAAGCCCTTGCAGCTTTGACTCTAGCCATTTCACCTTTTTTTAGTGTTCTTGCCGCTTTTGCGGCCATCTTATCTATTTTCATACCAAATTTAGAAATAATTTTTTGGTCAATAATAGCACGTTGTTGAGGACTTAAACTATTCCAATCAGGTGCCATATTTTTTCTGAAGGTCTGCATAACTTTCTTTTTTGCAGCAACTACGAGTTTTGCTGGATCACGCATCTTTAGAGCAGCTCTCTTCTTCTTCATTTGAAATCCAGAGGACTTTGCCATTTTACTCATACGTCTAGACAGAGCTTTACGTTGAGAAGGAGACATTGCATTCTTTCTAACCTCATACAATTCTTTAAAATTTTTCATGGTTTTAAAATCCCTTAGGCCGTTTAGTAATTCCTCGTCGTTTCATTTCCATTGAAACCCAAGCACTAGCAAGTTTATTTGTTACTTTATTTTTCAATAGACCCTTAATCTGTTTAAATACAGGAGTCATCACATCTTCCTCTGAATCGTTATTATCTACAATAATAAAGTTTTGACGGAAATGTTGACTAAATTTGCCCATGTTAGATTGTACATCTTTCCAAGAGGTTATTGCTATAGATTCTGGAACAGTACGATCACGTTTTGCATTTCTCTGTAGGGCTGTTTCAAGTGAGGTATTGACATAAATCATATGTGTTTCATATCCCAACTGTTTAAGTTGGATTGACTGTTTTACAATCTTATCATAGTCTCTACCAGTACCATCAAGGAGTAAACCAAGGCGACCATCAACAGCATTGCCCTTACGTGACGCCGTGATCTTTTTAGCACGACCTCGTATTGCATCTCTTGGTTCTTCTTCAGAGGCAGGCATCTTCGCATCCAGACCCGCTTTCTTAAGCATGCGCTCAAATGAATCATCTGAATTAATAGTTACTAAACCTGTCCCGCCTGTGGTTTTCCTGACAACGTAAGACTTACCGCTGCCAGGTCCACCAGCTAGGAAAAATGCTTTAAAAATGTTGGGGTCATTGATCCCCTCTTTTAATTCTTGAAATGTCTTCATTTTTATTTCCTATTAACTCTTGCTGTCGCATTAACGCTATCATGTATTTATGATCTTCCGAAATTGGTTCGATCTGTCTATCCTGCTTTTGAAAGGTTTGCATTTTCTTAATTCTGTTTTTAGCTTTAGCCATTTTTTCTTCCTTTTCTTCGTGATAGGGTTTTTTAGTCATGATGTTTGAGTTAACTTCTCCTTTCTATTGTCTAGTTTAAAAACCTGCTGATATTCTTTTTTCTTTATCTTTAGCAGCAACATCTGCTAGTGCTTTGTCACGTAATGGACTGCTTGTAGGATTGTCATTTGGGAATACGTTATCTAAACCATTCTCATCGTATCCTTCAATATCCCCATAAAAATGTTTATCTGTAAAGGTCTTGTCGTCTTTAACGGGTTTTATTTCCACATGATCTCCTAACTCAAGCTCATGATCAATGCTGTCTTTTGTTACTTTTATATACATAGTATGAATATTACTTTCTCTACTAAAAACATGCTTAATGTCTTGAACAAGGAAGCTTCCTCTAGAAAATTTATCTGTAGATTCGTCATCATGTTCGTTCTCTTTTTTAAGATTTACAGTTATGATATCTCCAGCACCAAAGGTAGTTTGACCAAGACACGATAAAATCATACTAATCCCTGCATCAAAATTTGTGAATATAGAATGTCTTTTCTGTAGTGAATTTTCCTTCTTAACAGGATCAAATATATATTCTGTCAGGCCGGATGAGCTATTATACACCTCATATTGTGAGTTTTTATAAACACCGCTGTCGTTCTTAATTGTTGTAACGGGTGTAAGATATTGGATAGGTATGAAATCAGAAAGTCTATTTCCTTCATCATCTAGTGGCGTGCTATTATATAGATGTTTGTCTTTCCCTTTGCTTGCATATCCTTCAATACCTTGATCTAAGACGCTCTTATCATCCAGATAGTTGTATGTATGGGTGGTAAACTTCTTTTGTAATATATCATGAGTAATTAGTCGAGAGGACATAGCTCCAGTAGCAACAGTAAGCATAGTGTCATTATTGTTTGACATATTTACGCTTCTTAATCTTGCTAAATCTTGTGTAATTTGTGCATTTAACTTTGTATTGCTGAGGCCGGGCGATGATGCATCGCCGGTTCCTGCACTCTCAGCGGCTTCAAAATAAGTGAAACGGCTTCCTTCAGCATATAGACTCTGTATTGATCTAAAGTGATATCCTCTAAGATTCTCAAAAAATACAAATGATGGTAATCCATGACGTACAGCAGTTGCTTGTCCTGTAAATCCAGTAATGATATCCATTGGATGGGTATTATGTGCTATATATTCTTTTGTATCATTTGTCTGTTCTATATACAAACGTTTCTTGCATTTCAAGTCTTTCCTTAAAATGTTCTCAACTATATCATGGTATGTGCCTCTTAAAGTTCTTGATATAAGTTTTCGTTGATTGTGAACTATTTCAGAGGAATAGAAATCCAATGTTAGAATTTCTGCTCCATTGTTATACTCTTTTATTACCTTAGTAATATGAAAGATATTCTCATCGAATTTTATTTTATTTGTATCATCCTCTAGAGTTGGTGTGGACAAGACCAATCCTAAATATTCTTGACCAATAATTGGACCTTCATTTTGCAAAGCTATAGTATTCACTAATTGAATAGAGCCGGATAATCCTCTATTGTAAATACTTTCGTATATTTGAATTTCAATTACTGAATCTTGGAATGGAATTACATTACCTGTAGAAGTATACAGTATAGCTTCTGTAAGTTCCCAATCACCTGCTTGTTTTAGTTCCATTGTATACCTTTAATTAGATTGTAGATTTTCATATTCTTTTATAAACTGAGGAAGAAAAGAAGTACTGAGTATTTTTATTTGTCTCTTCCTATCTTGTTCTTTTTCTTCATATTCAAAATTTGTTATTAATGTAGCAGTAGGATAATCTGTGTTATCATCTCCAATATTTATAGTAAGATTAGTATCACCAGAAGATTGAGAAATCTCATAATGATGTACACCATTAGGATCATCATATCTATCAGCAAGAAATGCTTGAAACTGATTAACATTCATGGGCCATTCATGGTAACGATCATATATGTCATTTACCAGAAGAAGAACCCAATGTAACTCTGCATCGCCATAAAAATCAAATGCAACAGATTCTGGAGTTTCAGAACCCCTTATACTATATTTACTAAACAAAACACCATTAGTTTTAACAGCATCTCTTGCCCCAATGCGTCTAAGTATATTTACTACTGTTCTAGATGGTCCACCTTCAACATTAGTATATTGTATTCTAGGAAATTTTTCAAAATACATATTAATACCCCGCTCTAACAGCTTCTTGTGTTATCATTTCAATTTCGTCAAATGACAAAGTTAACGTAGTATTTTGTGGTGGAGCTCCCAGTTCATTAGGAGTATAAGCAGTAAACCTCTCACCACCATACTTAACATCCATATCAGTCAAGTAACAGGTTGAAATCTTATTGAGGTAAGTATTTTCTTTAGCTTCATCAGCGCTACTCCGATAAAAATATTTTATATCCATAGTAGTTGGAATTGTTAGGGTTCTACCCTCTCCACCAGTTCCAGCTGCGTTTAGCCCTAGAGCAAGTGCCCCAGCGCCCTCTGCGACATTTCCAGTACCAAAAGATGAAGCATATGATGGGAGCATAGCAATCTTAAAAGCCTTAACTATTTCGTGAACCTGATTAGCTTCTTGTTCTGACTTTGGAAGGAATGCAAAAGAAAAAGTAAATTGTCTTCTCTCAATTCCTTTAAACATTAATTCCATTTTCTCAGTAACAATTTTTCCCGAATTGAGTTGAAACAATTCTTTAGCGCCGGGCCCAATTGTATCAATTATTCCGCCAGCTACAGTGCCTACAGCTCGACCAGCAACAGCACCAGCTACCTTACCCATTGAGTCTATCAGACTTCCTCCAGATGCAACCGAACCAATTGCATTTGCACCAGCTTCTGCCACGGCTCCAATTTCTTTATTTTCATAATTTGATTTATAAGTTGTTCCTACTTGTGGAGGCATATACAATGCAATTTGTGTCTCAACTGTTTTGGTTGATCCTCTAAGAGCAAAACTGCGTCTTTTAAATCCTGATCCCTCTTCAACTTTGCCCAATTTACCAGAAGTTAATTTGTGTATTTGAAACAATACAAAATGACCTTGTTCAAGACTGCCGGCCTCATGAGGATAAGACAATAACTTTGTAGACCCTAACTTTCGTTCAGAATCACCTTTTCGAACAGCTCCTCCATTAGGATTTGATTTAGCATCATCGAATTTCTTCGCCGCTGGAGTGCCCACAAAGTTAGTTCTAGCCATATTTAGCTCCCATAAATAGTCTTGCAAAGTCTTACAAAGGTATTTATAAGTTATGGCGTACAAAGGTAAATATACACCAAAGAATCCTGCAAAATATAGAGGTAATCCAAGTAGTATTATATATCGTTCTTTGTGGGAAAGAAAGTTTATGGTATATTGTGATGATAGCAAATCCATAATCGAATGGGGTAGTGAAGAAATTATTATCCCCTATGTTTCGCCATGGGACGGGAAGGTGCATCGTTATTTCCCAGATTTCTATATCAAGGTTAAACAGAACCATGGCAATATTAAGAAATATATTATAGAAGTTAAGCCCAAGAAACAGTGTAGGCCGCCTGACAGTAAGCCCGCAAGAAAAACTAGGAGATGGTTCTCTGAGGTTAAAACATGGGGAGTCAACGAAGCTAAATGGAAATCTGCAAACTCTTGGTGTTTCGATAATGGAATGGAATTTAAGATATTGACAGAAGATGATTTAGGCATTCGTTACAAATAATTTACAAATCCAATACTAATAATGGAGATGTTGATCTTGATTGACAAATTGTTAATTGTGTATCGTGATCTATATCCATGTCACTTAATAAGTCACGATGATCTACTGTTCCTTCTAAGTAAGTAACGAGACATTTACTACACATCCCCACTTTGCACGAAGAAGGATGACCTATCTTATTTTCATATAGTACATCTAATATGCTTTTATCTTTGGGTACGAGAAACGTATCTCCTGTACTTGCTATTTTTATATTAAATTCTATGTCTTGCATACCTCTATTTATTAGACAAATCTAATTTTTAGCCATTCAATGTTTTTATCAATCACATTCTAATAATGAATACCCAAATTGATTTGGGAATTCGTTATAAATAAAGGTATGGCAAATAGCGATTATATACAAGGCGTAATAGACGCCGCAAAAGGTAAACCTTATTCAACTGATTGGTATCGGGATAAGATTGAAGAATTTGGTAAGCCAGGAAAATTAGACCTAATTAGAGATGGTAAGCAGAATGGTAACCCATTTGCTGGAACATTGAATATGTTTGTTTATGGCCCAAAACACAAAAAGAAATTACCATATTACGATACTTTTCCTTTGGTTTTACCAATAGAAAAATATAATGATGGATTTCTAGGGATAAACTTTCACTACTTACCTATCCCACTAAGAATGAAGTTGTTAGATAAAATGCTTGACGCTGATCTAACAACTAGCTATAGTGCAATCAAGGGTATTCGTTTAGTAAAACCAACCCTTCATAGATATTTAGCAGGATATACTAAATCTCAGTTTCGTAAGATTGAGGAAGATGAACTTGTTATTGCAACGCTTCTTCCTGTTCATAGTTTTAAGAAATCTACAGCTAAAGCTGTTTGGTCAGATTCAAGGAAAATGATATAATGGCTGGTAACGAAAGCACAAGACAGACTAATATCGATACTATTTTTGGGCAAGTTGACCCTGTAGCTGTTAGAGTCCCTGCTGTTGAACAGGGGTTTGACGAAGAGGGCAAAAAGACACCGGCGAGAGGTGCTTTTAATGCTATTGATGCATTACGAAGCGAACTTGGTCAATTTGGAATAGCACATAAAAATAGATTTCAATTAAATATAAATCCACCTAGAAACATAACGCCGGGCGGATCAAGTACATTAAGAAGATTAATGATTCGTTGTAATGCTGTTACCTTGCCAGGAAGTCTTCTAGAGACACAATCAGATGCTAACATATACGGGCCTAATAGAGATGTTGTGAGTGGAATTTCATATGCAGATGATGTTACAGTAAGATTTAGTCTAGATGATAAATTTGATGTAAGGAAATACTTTACTGATTGGCAAAAGTTAACTTATGATGAAGATGATTGGAATATAAAATACTATAACGACTACAACGGTCAGCTTGATATATTTGTACTAAATAGAAATCATAAACCAACAGCAGCGTATAGGATATGGGAAGCATATCCAAAAACTGTTGGACCAGTTGAATTTGATATGACATCATCTGATGCTATTCAAGATTTTTCTGTTAACTTTGCATTTAGATTTTGGACTGATATTGGCGAACATGGGAGCAAAGCACCAAGACAAGAAACTAGTAGAGAAGCCTCTGAAGTCGAGCGGCTTGCCGAGTAACATAATCACGAAGATTAACTGAATTGAAATAGGAGATATAAAATGGCTTTGCCAAAACTTGAAACACCAACTTATAAAATGAAAGTTCCCTCTACTCAAGAGGAAATAAAATTCCGACCTTTTTTGGTCAAAGAAGAGAAAATTCTACTTCTAGCTCAGCAAGAAGAAGATGAAAGTGCAACACATCAAGGGGTTCTTGATCTAGTAAATGCTTGTACCTTTGGAAGTCTTGGTAATAAGAATGATCCAATGTTTGATATTGAATTTGCCTTTCTAAAAATCAGGCAAAAATCAATTTCAGAAACAGTTGAAGTAAAAATGTTATGTCCAGATGATGGAGTAACGTATGTTGATGTGAGTGTCGATCTTGAAGATGTTGCAGTAACTATGGATGATAAACATAGCAAAACTTGCAAGCTAGGTAAAGATGCTAACGGTAATGAAGTTTCTATGGAATTAGATTATCCAAATGTTAGTGCAACGTTAGAAGCTGCTGGTAAAAACTCTGTAGATAGTATTTTTATTATCATTAAGAATTGCATATCTTCAATTCAATTTGGGGATGATATCTACAATAAAGTTGACATTACTACAGCAGAAATTGAAGAATTTATAGATAGTTTAACACAAGATCAATTTGCAAATCTACAGGATTTCTTTGAAACAATGCCAAAACTTACTCATGATGTAGAAGTTACAAATCCTAAAACAGGAGTAACATCAACAATTCATATGGAGGGGCTGAACGATTTTTTAAGCTAACTCTTTCTCACAATACTTTATCGTCATACTTTAAGATTAATTTTGGATTGATACAACACCACAAATATAGTCTTACAGAAATAGAAAGTATGATACCTTGGGAAAGAGATATATATGTTGGATTATTAATGCAGTGGTTAGAGGATGAAAAGGAGCGACAGAAATCGCAAGATAGACAATAGGAGACTATAATGGCTCAAAAAAAATTACAAGAAGAGAGTCAATATAATGAGTACGATTTAGATGGAGATGGTATAGTGAGTGATGACGAATTAGAGATAGTTCAGAAAATACACGAAGCAGAAAATGCTGATCAGAAAGCTGACGCTCAACGGCGTATGGCTTGGATATCTATGGTAGCGATGATTCTATTTACTGTTGTCGTTATGATTCCCGGCTTTATTCCCGAAACTAGATTGAAACTCCTAGGCGACCTATCTGCTCTGTTCTACATTGGCATGGCCGGTGTTGTGGGCGCATACATGGGTATGACCGCTTATATGAGTAGGAAATAAACTATGGCATTATCACCAGAAGAACTAAAATCAATTAAAGAACAAAGAGAAGCAACAAGAGAGTTCGCAGCTGCTGCAAAATCATTGCAAAAAGTTGCTCAAATGTCTCAGGAAAATTCTTTGCGTGAGACACTTGGATTAACCAAAGAATCAGCTATTGCTTCTATTCAAGATAAACTTTTAGGTAATGGTATAAAGAGAGATATATTCAATTTTATACAAGATAAGAGGAAAGCAAAAGCTCTTAAAAAATCAGCTACGGCCGATGGCAGAATTTCAGAACAAGAATATAATAATGCAATAAAAAGAAAACAGCAACTTGAAAAAGAGCAAGCAACGGCAGCTGCTGAGAAAAAAACATCTGATGCAAGACATGCAGCCCTACGAGCAACACTTGGAGATGAAGAAGCAAATATACTTATTGAACAAGAACTACTACGTGATAAGGATAAAATAATATCAAGAGATATGGTTCTTGCTGAACAAGAAAATGAAGCACAGAGTTTAGAGGCGGACACAAGGTTAAAGGACGCTGCCGCCGCTAAAGAAAAAGCAGATTTTGAAGCAAAACAAATCGCAACTCTATCTGAAGCAGCAAATAGTATAACTGAATCTTTCTCTCTTTTGATTGAGGGGATAGAAGAGATCGTCACCCGCCCTATGGCGGCTGCTTCTTCTGATGGTGACTTGGTTGCTGGTCTTGAACTCGTTGCTGAACAATTAGAGAACTCTGGAAGTCTTGGAGGAGGAGGTGCAGTCAGCGCAGCCGGCGGTGGTGAAACCGCTGCAGAACGAGATGCAGCTGCTGCAGAACAAGAAAACTGGAAAAGCAAACAACTTGATTTGTTAAGTCAGATTGCAATGAGTGTAACTAAAACCGGCGGTGGTGGTAGTGGCGATGGTGGTAGCGGTGATGGTGGTGGCGGGATGCTTGCAAAACTTGGTGCTGGATTAGGCGCACTTGGTAAAGGCATTGGTGTACTTCTAAAATTTGCTGGAAAAGGATTAATGATATTTCTAAAAATGTTTGCAAAAGGAATAATGTCATTTGCAAACCCATTAGTCATTGGTGGTTTAGCTGTATTCACTCTTGGAATGATTGGTTTAGGTGCAGCACTAAGACTTGCAGCGCCTGCATTTGAAGCAATTGCTCCTGTCTTGATTAAGGTTGCTGATGTTATTGGCAACGTCTTCATGACTGCTATTAAAGAAATACCAGCTATATTAAATGAAATAGGTGGTATTATTAAAATAATTGGTGCTGTAGTTATAGGGATAATTGACAGTATTGCTGGTGGTATTGAAAAAATTGGACAGGGCGTAGGATTTATACTGGATAAGGTAGCAAAGGTTATAGATACAATCGGTAATAAGATTATTGGTATAATTAATTCGATTGGTGCTAGTATACAGGGAATTATTACATCTGTAGCAGAGGGTATTGCAACAGTTGTTGAATCCTTCAAGGGCCCAAGTCTTGAGGAGAAAACTGCTTCGATTGAAAGATTGAGTAAGATTGATCCTGCTTTGATGATGGCGACAGCCGGTGGCATTGAAGCAATTGGTGAAGCACTGGATAGCATCGGCGGTGGTGTTAAGATACCATTCCTTAGTGCAGAAAGTCCAATTGCTGGTCTTATTGAACTTGCCAAAAACTCTAAAGGTATTACAGATGCATCCAATGCTGTAAACGCATTTGTTGAGAATGCAGGACTATTTAAAGACGGGTTTGAGATGGATGACTCTATTATTTCAAATATTGAGAAGATAGTTAAAACACTGAGTACTGGTAATCCACAAGCACTTGGAGCATTATCTGATGTTATAAAAAGTATAAACACTATTGATGCAACAAAAGTTGGTCTTCTGAGTCAGATAACACTACCACAGATTACACCACCAACTGCTGATGAATATGAGAGAATATTCAAAACAATGCAAGAAACTCAACCTAATTTAATTCAGTCGATTAGTAGTATGTTCAGTAATGCATTTAAAAGAGGAAAGGTGGGTGCGGCAGAATCTAAACTTGATGCAATATCCGGCGCTGCAGATGATGTTACTGGTGGGAAAGATGCTGTTACTGCTGCGGCACCTTCTTCAAAAAGTAGTGGTAAGAGAAGCCTTGCTTCAAGCGAACGAAGGTCTTTGTTATTTAAAGCAAAAAGAGCAGCTAGAGATAAATACGGGCCAGGAAGTTTTGTTAGTAAGGGCACCGGCAGTAACTTAGTCTTTATACCAGCATCTAGTCATCCATACGTACTAGAAGGAAAAGGTGATCCAGCAAACGACTCTATTAGAGCAAGTAGAGACAGCGCACGCCAATCTATGCGGGCGTCAAATATTGCTGCAAGTGGAGGGAATCAATCTAGTGGTCAGACAAACGTAAATGCACCTATGACAAATAATAGTAGGACTATTACTACTACCAC